TGAATGAACCGTTGGTCAGTGTGCCCGTAACGGTCATGGAGTTTGATGTGGCAGTAGTAGCAAGTTTAGAAAGCACATAAGCATCCATTTCGGGAATAACCTTAGTACGAACAAACTCGCCCATAATCTGCCCTGCGAGTCCTGGTACGCCGGATTCATCGGCATCCTGCTCATCAAGAACAAAGGAACGCCCGCGCTCCATTGTCAATGTATACGGAGTGGTTTTAAGGGTAATAGAACCCTGCGGAGCTCCTGTATCGCGGTCATAATCGCCTAACCCTTGAAGCTCCACATCGGGGATAAGTACGGTGCCTGCACCAACGAATTTGGCGCGCATCGCGTTATCAGTAAGAAATCCTGTAACTGACTTCTGGACAATAGCTTTGTCCAGTTCGGTTGTCATTTTGGTTGCTAATGCAATTGAATTAATGGCCATAATTTATTACACCTTTCCTTTCTACAACATTGAATAAAATGCTTTTGTGAATTCGTCACCTGCTGAATCAGGCGTTTCCGCTGTGTCGGCAAGCGAGCCTACACTAGACTTTGCTGCCTCTGACTGTTTGCGCGCGGCAGCTTCACGCTTCTTGCTTTCCTCATGCTCAAACCGTAAATAGGCATCAAGCAGGGATATGTTTCTTTTCTGTGCCAGATTAAGCACAGCTTTGGGAACGTCTTTAAACTCGGCAAATTTACCATCGGTAGCGTTTTTGAGTTCGATAAACTCGTTTGCCAATCGTTCCCGTTCAGCCTGCCGTTCAACCTCAAGCTCTTTTTCCTCTCGCTCTTTTTCCTGCTGCAAGAGTTCCTGATACTTGCGCTGACGTTCGGCTTTTTTAGCTTCATGCAGTTCTTTTGCGATTTCTTCATTACCACCGGCTTTTTCAAGTATTTGCTCATACACAGTACGCTCATTGGTTTCCAGCAGCTTGTCCACCAAATCAGGAATAGACAATCCGCTGGTTGTGGCAATGAATTTGAGCTTTTCGTATGTAGGCTTAAAACTCTCATACTTCAAGCCCATTTCAACATACGGTGTCGCTTCCTCGATAGAGTATTCACGCACCTGTTTGTTGAATTTGACACGCACTACTGGCGGTTCGGGTTCGCTCTCTGGATCGGCTTCCGGATTAGCCTGAACCGATGCTTCACCGTCCGCACCTGTGCTGTCTGCCTGCGCTTCTCCGTCTGCTTCGGTTTCCGTTGAGGGTGTGGCTTCCTCTGCAACTTCTTCCTTAGCTCCGGTTTCAGCTTCGGCGGGTTCAATATCTGTCGTCTCCGCATTGACCTCTGGCTGGGTTTCCTGCATCAACAATTCTTCTGACATTTAAAAACTCCTCCTTGCGCTATGGCTGGCGCATTTTTATTTCAACCCTTTTGGGATTGATTTAACAATTTTATTGCTTCATCTTTAGGGTCCGGCATCGGGTCGCCCCAGTAATTAAAGAAATTCTGCATTTCCAGTTGTCTTATTAATGCCTGCCGTTTTTCTTCTTCGGTTGGTTCTCTGATAGGCTTATTTTCCTCTGTGCGCCTGTTCTGGGCGGTTTTATTGCTTTTTAATATACTTTCACGTCCGAAATATAAACCCGTCCAAAAAGCCGACAGAGCCATTATAATGGAAAGCAAAATTATGATTGCTGATAGCAGTGCATAAATCAAATTATCCCCATCCCCCTTTAAAGTCTGTTGCTCTGATTTCGCCTGCGCCGGAATATAGGCTTAGCTTTGCAAGTTTTTTGTATCTTCTTTCGAAATCTTCTTTCTTTTCCGGTCTAAAGAAGATGGTATCTTCCATCGCATAGCGCATAGCATCCATCAGGTGATTGTTTTTATCTACAGGTTTGTTTATAACTTCGCCATCTTTGGTCTTGTCCCACACATAAGAGGAAAGCTCTGCAATGGTATTAACACAATCCGGATGAACATGGATTTTGTATTCCTGGATTTTGGCTATGCCGTTACGAACGCTGTCTTTGCCTTTTCGTGCAGCGGTCAATCTCGTTATGCCTAACCGCCTTAAATCGTCATTGGTTTTAGGTTCTGCACAATCAGCGATTATTCGCTCTTTTGCAAAACCTTTGGATTTAATCATCCTAGCGATATCTTCGTTCAGCATCCGGGTTTCGTAGTGTTCGTCATATATGTAAATTTCCTTGTCAACCACATTTACCGCCATAGCGATAAATGCGGTAGGGTCATTGGTGTAACCGTAGTCCAATCCGAATACGTGTTTAAACTTCCAACTTTCATCACCGCCAATATTGTCTTTGTCAAAGCTTTTGATTTCCCACCTCTCATAGACAAGGCCCTCCGATACACCCCAGTTTCCCAATCCGGCAACATCGTATAAGCGGGGATTTTCTTCTTTCATGCGTTCAAACTTTTCAATATCGCTCGGGTCGAGAAACTCGTTGCAAAGGTAGTTTGTAGTTATTGCTAAGGTATCTTCTCTGGGGGTATCAAAAAACCTTTTTTTAAGCCAATGCTTTTCGCTCCACGGGTTAAATGTGATGGTGGTTTGGTGAAATAAGTTGGGCGGTATCTGTCCTCTAGGTACGGTTAAGTCTAATTTGTCAAAGTCGGCTTCGGATGTTATTTCAAACGCTTCCTCAACCCATACCCAACACAAATACCCATAGTCAACAGTGGTTGAAGCTAACTTCTGCCAGTCGTCAAAACCTTTGAATATAATTCTTTGCCCTGTTGGCAGGTATCTCAATTCAAGCGGACTGGTAACAGCTTTCCATTTATCACCGACACCCAACTGTCGTATAGCCCATTTGAGCACGGCGAATGTTGAGTTCCTGTGTGTGTCGTAAACAGAACGTACAACGAGCAGGTTTGCTTCCGGGTGTTTCATCAGATTAACTATAAACCACAGGGCGGCGGTACAGGATTTCTTGGAGGCTTTGCCGCCCTTGACAACCCTGTACCTGTGCTTGCTATACCAAAAAGCGCCATAACCGCTGCCAACTTTTTCTCTTAAGTCAACTTTGAGAACGCTCAATTACACCACCTCGGACGGCTGATAGGTTTGCACAGCATTACGGAGTATCGCTTGTTGCTGTTCAGGTGTCAGCGAGTAGAATAACGCTTGCAGTTCAGGAGGTTGAGCGCCGACTATATCATCAGCGGTAAACTGTTCAACCTGCTGTTGCGGAGTAGGTTCACCTGTTGACGCTTGTGCTTGTGCCTGCGCTTCGGCTTGCATACGCGATTTGATTTCGTCTATAAGTTTGTCAAGGTTAGGAATAATGCCTTTGGGCAGCCTCGAGAGATACTGCACAGGGTCAATAACTCCTCTGTCAAGCAAGTTTCCAAGTGTGATAATTGACTGGCTTTCGCTCCACAATGTGGATGCGCCAACGTCAATCTTGGTGGATATAATCAAGTCTTTGTACCTGTCGCCGTTAAACGGCATATACCAGGTGCCGCTATCATCCTGTACTTTCAACATGCGCTTGCCGTACTTCATAATCCAAAATTCAGCCCATATACGGGCAATATCTTCAACAAAACTATAAAAACGGTTACGCAATTGTTGCAATGGCATTCGTGCAGCTTCTTGCAACACTATTATTGCCGATGTGTTTTCCGGGCGCATTTCTCCCAGAGCTGCATTATTCGCCCCGGATAATGTCATCGTGTTATCGGTCAATGATTTAATGTTTAATAAAAAGTCAGGAGAGAAGTTTGGCGGGTTTACATAGCGGATTGAGGTTTGCACATCTTCCATACCGCCGTTAACTTCGATAATCTGTCCGGGGTCATTTGTGATAGGTTGCGTTATAACATCTCTGTTAACAACAACCATCGGCATACCCATCATCATTACAGCCCAGACAGAAGCAGTTGACATTCGATTAATAGCAATCTGGTTTGGTATGATATATGTTATCTCGCTTTCGCCGTAAGCACAGTTCCTGCGCCTTTCCCAAGTGAATTTGGCAAAGGGATATACTCTTATGCCTAAATCCCATTCAGGGCGTATAACGACGTTCTTGCACACCTTTACAGCTTTAATGGTGTAGTCTGTACCGTCGTCATCCCATTCTTTCCAGAATTTTGTTATAACGGTAGTTTTGCGGCTTTCCGGCGGTTCTTTCTCGGACATTTGCCCGGCTTCATAACCGGTTTCCGTATCATCCGTTATTTGCTCAATCTCATAAGCGGGACGGAGGTTGCGCCTTGCTTCACGTTTCAGCTCGTCAATGGACTTGCGCTGTGCAACCAATATATAGGGTTGGTCTTGTATGCTGTCGCAGTTCGGGTCTCCGAAATACACATTCTCAACATCAAGCACTTCAACAGCTATGTCACCCTTAATAGGCTGTGTCCTGCTTTGGTCGGCATATAGCCCGGTTCTAATCCGCTCATCCCAATAGGTGTAGACAATGCCGGTACCGGATATGTAGGCATTGCGCAAAGCCTGTTCTTTGATATCCTCAAACTTTACGCGCTCGGCAGTTACTCTGAAGTAATCGGATAGGGCAGACATAACAAGTGTTACTTCTTCGTCCGTCGGTAATTTTTCTTCAAACATCTCGTTCACACGAGCTAATGCGTTTTCGGCGCCTTCCGCTAATCCCTCTCTAATTATCTTGATTCTCTCTTTGAGAGAGAGGGTATTAGGTATACCGTCGATTGAATAATTGACAGCAACAGGCTCAGCACCGACAACGGCCATTTTGTACTCGCCTATACGTTTAATGACATTGTGGCGGATAAGCGGGCGGTCATTGCCGCAGTTTACGCCATACCACTGGTCGCCGACAAAGTATCGCTCGTTCATTTTGGATTGCTCATACAATCCGCGAGTGCCCAAAGCGGATTTAAACCTTATGCCTGTCTGGTATTGCTCGAATATGCTAGACGGGCTGTTTTTATTTTCCATCACTTAGCCTCCTTAGCCCATTTTGTGTTCTTAAACAAATTCAACAAGGTGGCATTGGCTTTGTTTCCTCTATGGCACACGTACGGGTTAACTATGTAGTATATATCGTTTTGCACATAGCACCTAGCCAGCACGCCTTTGTCCAACAGTCCGGCAATTGTCCTGTATACAACCGTCTTGCTCATGCTGCTTGCAGCAAGCTTGACAACATCAGCCTTGCCCATTAGCTTTCCGCCGGGCAGTTTCAATATTCCGCTGTTTGCGCCTATGTATGGAATCAGAAATGTCAACAGCCATATTTCGTTCGGATTAAGTTCAGTACAAAGCTTTTCAGCAATATCAGGAAACTGTTTTACAAACTGCCTGCCTGCATTAATTCGTACTGACTCGTCTTTCAGTTTTTGGAAATTCTCGATGCTTTCCTTGCGTATAACTCTAACCTTGTCTTCCGGGCGTATAACTGTTACAACACTTCCGGTATCTGAATCAACGAGATAGCTTTCAGAAACATTATTGATATATCTTTCAGCATTGGCGTATTGCACAAAATCACCCTCGCTTTAGTTAACTAAATTTTTCCCGCTAGAGGGAAAAATCGCACTATTTTTTCCCGCTAGAGGGAAAACCCTAAACAAGCCTCATCCATTGATACAACTAGCTTTGAGGGCATTTTTTTGAGGTTAACCCCCTCTATCTCTAAATGACATTTCCGATGACAAAGTGCACAAATAGCAAAATAGCAAAATTAACAATACTGGAGCTTGCGGCACGACTTGAACGTGCATCTCCCCGCTATACGCTGCTATGGCGCAAAACAACCGACATTGTCGGCGCAGGAGCACTTCCCTTATGCTACGCAAGCAGGCATGCGGCCGTAATGCCGCGCCTTTTTGTGAGAAAAAATATTTGGTGGGGTGTATACCTCACCCTCCCCCGGGGGTCTGGGGTGGTATGGGTATGGGTGGTCCACTCGGCGCCGCTATTGTCAACGATGGGTATACCACCCCGGCTTGGGCAATGGGCTTGATGGGTTGTAAATGGGTTGTAACAAAAACAGTTGTTATATGTTACACAGGTTGACGCTGTTAAAGCTATGCAACAGCTTAAAAAATCATGGGTAATTGTGTAACATAATTGCAAAGGGGGTTAATGTTACAATGCTATTAATCAGGGATATTATCCTCGTTAAGAAAAACGACGGTATTAGCTAATATTGCTGGTGCTGGCTTGTCGTCGTATCCGTGATTAGCCTTAAGGATAAATATAGCCATAGCTGGATTTTTGGCCGCAAATCCAGCATCAGCAACGCACATCTCGCAGTAATCGGCCGCTTTTTTTATCAAGTCGATGACTTCTTCTGGTAGCTTTTTCCCGCCAAACATTGTCTGCTCACGTTTTGCAATATTGCATAGTACATCTCTTGATATCCCCAGATGATACGCAAGCCTAATCAGCGTCATTGTCTTGCCCTCTTTTTCTGCCTGCTCGCTTGCATTAATCAACGCCTTGCGTACTGCATCAGAGTCAAACAAATTAACTTCCACGCTTTGAAAGGGCATACAGCATCACTCCTTTCCTGCTGCCATATTACCATAGCGTATATACGTAACCACAAGGTAACCAACCATATTAATGTACGTGTATTGCGTACAAAATTAAAAAAGTGTCCACGATACATGGACACGTTGAAATATTGCACAAAAATTTTGTTTTAAGATTGTGA